GAAACTAAAGTCCATCCAAATGCACATGGGACCGCTGTTACTTCAGGTGCATTTTACAGCGTATCACCAACCCAAAATATCAGTGTCGGAAATACCGCTCAAACTCGTGTTGGAGATTCTGTTTTGTTACAGAGTCTCATTATGTCTGGTAATGTGTCTGCTCCTACTACTGCTGCTAATCTTAAGTATCGTATTATTATTGGGTTTTCAAGACTTCAAACAGCCAATCTTACGTTTACTTCATCTATAATTGGAGCTACTGATATCATGTATCCTTTGGGTGCTGGCTTGGCTGCTCATGGAATTGTTAATCCTAACATTTTTACTACTTTAGTTGATGATATTATTGATATTAATTCTAATACTGCTGGATCTTTAGATTCTAAATCTTTTTATTATTCCATTAATCTCAAAATGCAAAAGTTTGATTATGCTCCATTGGGTGGTTCTTTAGGGAAAGTAAAGAATCTGTTTATTACAATGGTTCCTCTTAACATTGCTTCAGTTGGTGGTGCTGCTGGTGGAATGAACTTTACTACTTGTCTTAAATTCAAAGATCCATAGTTAATATAAGTTTATTAAATGTTTCTAATTTTTTTTAAACTATCTGATAATACATTAACGTATTTCATGTAATAGTCTTGCATTCCTTCATCTTCAAATTTGCAAGCTGCTTCCCATCCATTCCATGCAGCATTAATAGAATCCATAAGATTTGCAATAGTAGTATTGCGCAAGTCATCAGTAACAATATGATTAACTGATCTAGTAATTGCATTAGTTTGTTCTGGAGTAGCCATTTATAATCTAAAAACAACGGGGGATGTCTACTATTTATATAAAATTTTTTTTTTATTCCTTAACACAGCGCCACGTAATAGTCTCGTGTCACAAAAATCTACTCTGCCGGGAGTTTGTTTGAACGAGCGTGAAGAATTCTAGGCGTTTACGCCGAATTTAGTCGAGTGAAAACAACACGACCAGTCCCTTAGGGCCTCCCGGCTAAGGGTTCGTTATCCCTCCCTCCCTATCATAGTTTATGGTGGCCCCTGCCAGGTTAGGGTTAGGGTTAGGGTTAGGGTGCGCGATCAGGAGGTCCAGCATATTATTACCTGGACCTCCTGATCAAGATCACGGCTTGATCAGAAAAAATGACCCCCCCGCGATATCGAAATTTCTGTTTTACTTATAATAATTATCCTAATACTGAACTAGTGGATAATGTGGAATGTAAATATATAGCTTACTCTCGTGAAATTGCTCCTACTACTGCTACGCCACACTTACAAGGGTATATTACTTTTGCGACTTTGAAAACGTCTCTTCAAGTACGTGCCTTGTTACCAGGTTGTCATATTGAATGTATGTTAGGATCTATTGCTCAGAATGATGTATATATCAACAAAGTCGCTACTATGACAGAACGCGGTGAGAAACCAATTTCAAATGATAATAGGGGTAGAGCAGAACAACTTCGATGGCAACGCGCTCGTGACTTAGCCAAAGAAGGAAAAATTGATGATATCGACGCAGATATCTTCATCAGACATTATTCAACTCTTAAAAGAATTCGTACTGATTATCAACGAAAACCAGATCCAGTCAATACACGATGTTATTGGATTTATGGACCTACCGGCACTGGGAAGAGTCATGCTGTCGAAAACGCGCCTTTTACTGTTTATAAAAAAGCTATGGATGATCTTAAATGGTTCGATGGCTACCAGGGCGAAGAGTGCGTTTACTTGGAAGATATTGACAAGTATCAGGTTAAGTGGGGAGGACTCATTAAACGACTTGCTGATAAATGGCCTATGCAAGCTAGTATTAAAGGATCGATGCAGTACATTCGACCAAGTATCGTGTGCGTTACTAGTAACTACAGTATTGAAGAAATCTGGACCGATTTCCAAACAGTGGATCCTTTATTGCGGCGGTTTACCCAAATCGAGAAGTTAACTCAGGATCAAGTGATTGACTTTACCTAAATGAAAGAATCTAGTCCTCATATATTTTACGCTCCTTCTAATATAAGAAAAATATTGAAAACTGGTATGGAATCAGCTGTTGCATTTCAAGTTGGACATCAAATTGGGCATATATTAGTTCATAAACTACCTATATCTTATACTAAAACGAAAACTGAGGAAGAGGAAGAAGATAAATCTAATAATGTTTCTGAAGATCAGTTTTTTGTCAGACGACCGTCTTATTTTAAGTTACCTAAATAAAAATATTAAAATGGCTAAATATATTAAGAAAAGGGGTGGTTATAAAAAGAAAGCTTCTACTGTTAAGAAACAAGTTAGAAAGCAAGTTAAATCTCTTATGCTCAAATCTGTTGAAACTAAAGTCCATCCAAATGCACATGGGACCGCTGTTACTTCAGGTGCATTTTACAGCGTATCACCAACCCAAAATATCAGTGTCGGAAATACCGCTCAAACTCGTGTTGGAGATTCTG